ATCTTTTTCATCTTGAACCAAGGCAACACAATGTTGAATCGTTGCATCTTGTTAGTAGATGGGCGTATTCCAGGTCTATTACTGTTGCCTTCAGAGGCTAACGTGAAGTAGTTGTTACGGTTGGTCATCTCTCGTTGGATCCATTGGATAAATCCCCCCTGCTGGCCAGTGACTTCCACCCCAACCTGCTGTGGTTTGTACATCTGAGCCAAACGGAATAGATCATCAATATTTTGATCCATAAGCTGACGCTTACAGATACCATCAACCCATAACCAATCACCGTTACTATTAAGTGCCCACACAGATATAACACTGTAGTCGGCGCTACTTTTCTCACTTGTAGCAAAGTCAGTAGTTATATAGAAATTATAAGCACCTTTGTTCTTAAGAAGTCCCTTTCTCTCATACCAAATGATGTCTCCGTTCTGTACCAGTCTGTCTTCATCGGACATGATACGTAACATGAGCTCCTGGTTGAACGAAGCTATCTGACCGGTCTTAACTGCACGGTTGTACTGCTCTTCTATATATTCGTAGGTAAACCGGTCATCCCAAGCACCCCGGAACTCCTCACGTGTACATGGGAACTTTTCACACACCGGGAATACGTTCACACTCCAGGCACCAGACTCAACAGCCTTATACAAAGGATCCTTAGAGTTAAATGGCGTACCTGACCAGATGATTCTACGACGCATTGGATGGAGGGCGTAGTTGATGGCCTTATAAACTGTATCTTCAATGGATTTAATAACCGTTGGAGACCGTGCATCCTCATCCGACACCAAGTCATCCAATATAGCTAATGTGGGTCTCTTACCCATCTCCTTACTACCACGAACACCTGTACTTGCACCGTAACCTTTTACAATAAACGTCTTACCTTCCGAATTTCGGAATTCCCAACGAATATCTGTGAACTTAGTAAAAGGAACATAAATTTTAAGAAAATCACTATTCTCATAACGATACTCCAAATTCTTTCGCATGTTTTTAACGCCGTTCTCTATACTATCAGAAACATATAACGCTAAATCAACATCAAACTCTGGAAAACCACCGTAAGTTGCAATATATAAGAATAAATACTCACCCATTAGAGTTGTTTTAGCAGACCCACGGAATAACATATTTAATATGTCTGCATCACCCGTCGCAATCTGATCTAACATTTTATAATGAAGTACTGGAGTCTTATTCTCCTCTCCCTCTGCGCCATTAACTAGTTTAATAAAGTTAACGAACTCTAAAGCGAAATTACTCGGAACATAATAAGGATCTGTGTCGAAACTAACATTATTAACTAACTCTTCGACTGATTGTGGTGCAGTATTTAATGACATAGATTTTCCTGCGTAAAAATAAAAACATTATGAGCTGTTTCCATCTTTTTTAATAAAAAAATAAATTCGTCTTCACTTGTGCATTTAATAATTTTCTTAGAACTTGTATATTCAATTAAAACTACTAGATCCATAAAACAAAGAGAAAAGTTTTTAATTGTACAAAAATCGTACACTTCTCCATTATTCGAGAAGGTTTCTCCATTAAGTTTATTTAAAAAGTCCAGCAAAGGTTTCCCAACCATCTGGTCTAATTTTTAAGGGGTCTTTAGAATTAATATTAGTGTTGCGATAAGTGGCTTGCTCAGGTTCACCCTGGGCCCTCATCATATCTTTAGCTGCTTGCATGATTCCTTGCTCACCAAGGTTCCTTTTATCAGGCCCCTTCTGGAACCAGGAAGAGTTACCAGGAGTACCTTTAAGAACAGCCTGTAGTTCACTTCTGTTAGTGCCCGCAAAGCCGGCTGACGACCCAGCTGGTTTGTACCCTGCCTTAGTAGTCTGGGACATGTTCATGTTCACTGGCCCGGTAGTCTCAGCTTCCATGTCATCCAGCATCTCAGTCATGTATTCTGAAGACTGTGAATTAGCTAACAGGTCATATGCCCTTTGCCCGTACTGTGAAACAAACTCATCACTGTCTTCTGACGCCCTATCCCTCAACATATTTAAACCCCTATGGGTATACTCATGAGACCATATAGGAGGTTCTGCCACATTAGAGGTAAGCACGATATTATCAGCTTCAATTCTACTTGCATCCCTAGGGCTAGTGCCCTCATTACGGAACATCTGCTGTAACGTTGCAGTATCATTATCAGGAGTAAAAGTAGCTGCTACAAATACGTCAGATTTACTCTGACCATCCCACTCAGGCTTAATAACCTTACCTACTTTTGGATCATAACCCAACCTAGCTAACGCATTCCAAGACATCTGGTCATCTAATTCAGCCCTAAACTCCAGATCACCAAAGGCTTCAGAACTAGCTTGAGCCCCAGGGCTCCAACCAGCCATACTACGTGAGTCCCCTCCACCACTTCTAGGTAGATTAAGGTTAAACGCACCAGAGCTATTCACCATAGGTGTATTCACAGCTTCTTGGAAGTACTCCGGGGCTTGCTGCTGCATACCTTGCACACTTGACACATACTCTTCAGGGGACAATGACCCATTAGTATACCGATCAAACAGTTCTGCCAACGCACCCTGAACCCCAGAGACTTCCGCCATTACTCTACCACCTCACCTTCTATAATTTGGCTATGTGCGACTTCTTTCGCATTCATCATACCGGACTTTATCATATCCCGCTGGCTCGCGGCTAGAGCCATAGTAGCCTGACGAAGATCATTGATGGTTTTATCCTCTTTTAAACCAACATCTAACTCAATCTTAGTAACCTCAGGTCTCTTAAGATGGGTCAGCAGACTATTAGCAGCATCACTCCGAACCTTCTCACTATTAGCATGAACCATCAACTCAGCTTGCACGTTAAGTGCCTTCTGGAACTGATCAGCATTAAGGATATGGGATGGTATAAGTGTCTGCTCATAGATCTTATTAACCAACTGGTTCTTGTTGTAGGCAGACGCATACGCACTAACCCTATGGTCATCTACACCATCATCGAGCAACCGCTTATAGCGTTGGGGGAAGGTCTTCACATAAGACTCTAGATTGCTTGAACCAAGCATCTTATAGCTTACGTACTTTACGGCAGAGATATAGTCTTCCACCTTGTACCGGCCTTGCGCCAGCACACTTGCATACCCTATCAGGTTCTCACGGAGCTCTACTCTCGTAGTTTGATCCTGTAACAATCCATTGATACTACCCATAAGCTCATCGCTTATCCGGCCCTTCATAGCCTTAGGCAGAGTAGCCTTAAACTCTTCTTTAGACAGATATACTTCATTAACTTCTGTATTTGGATCCATAGATAACACCATATAATTTATAATACAGTTATAGTCTAATAGATAAGTACCAAATAAGCTACTCGTAGTCGTAAGGCTTTCGCTACGCTTCGCCTTACTCCTACTCGCTTCTTATAAGGTACTTGGACAAAGCCTTAAGCTAAGAGAAGGATCACCTCCTGAAGAACTACCTTAACAGTAGTAGTGTAACTATATAGTACTTACCTACTACAACTTATACAAGCTAAATATACATATACTATATAACAGTAACAGCTAATACAGGTATTTAGAAGAAAATTATTATTAGGTATGACTACAGTACTAATAGCCCACAGCAACAACTACCAGCATACCCCCCCTCATTAATCTGACCTAATGATTCTTTAATCATATGGTACTGGCAATCATGCCACATCCTAGGAGCACCACCATTATGTTAAAGTTTATCTCATCTACTGTTGGATCTACCACAGCTACCATCACCTCTGTACTAGAGCTAGTGGACATCAACCTGTACGTAGCAATCGAAGAGTCTACGCATGACGCAGTCTCAGACATAGCTAAGCTTACCTCATCACCAGAGGAACGAGCAGCACTACGAAGCCTTATAGCAAGTAGACGTGCATAATTCTAATCCTACCTTCGGGTAGGGTTTTTTTATAGACACTCTAACACTAGACACCTACACACTCCCACGATAGTTACGTTGCCTGTTAAATCTAATATCCTTTCCATATGGTGTTGGCACAATCCGTGTCTTATACCATTAAGGAAGTAATTGTTATGATCAAATCTAAAGCAGTATCTAAGAAAGCTCCAGTAATCAAAGCTAATCCAGCACCTGGTGTATTCATTTACGATAGTGAAGGTAATAAGTGTGGAATTATTAATCTACACGTAGCAGCTAAAGAGTCATGGGATACCATTGACGGTGAGTACTTTGCTAAGTATGAAGCTAAGCTGGGATATGACGTCCGTGAGAAGGGAACCATAGTGTTTCGTATGAATAACGCGGGTCGTAAGATCACATTAGGCTGGTTGAACGGTTCTGAGGAAGGTAAGAGCATGTTCATTCAGAAGTTAGGTAAGGAAGATTTGTTCTTTAACCGAGCATTGTCTGCAGACGACATCAACGCAGATTAATAGGAACAGGGACTGGGCGTAAGCTTGGTCTCTTGTTTTTTATATATAAGCCAAATTAGGGGCAAGTTATGAGACGTAAAATAGAACGTAGTACTAAAGTCAAGGGTAGTAATAACACTATATTGATGGTGTTGTTTCTTACATGTATGACTATTATGATAACTGCAGGTATCGCAGCTATTGTGATATTAGCAGATACAGGGATTAAGTCTTTTGTATCTTATCAAGATCAGTATGACATTCAGAATGAGTGTATTGCTGACCTAGTGTCTAATGGGATACCTCGTAAAGATATAACCAGGACTGAGAACGGATGTGCGTTCAACATTGGAGAATGATATGTTTGTATTTGAACCAGTAACGATGGACGGTGAGTTAGCTGAAGAGCGATTTCACGAACAAGAGTGGGATAAAGAGGAATATGATCGTATATTCAAGTTTGTATCTCCATTTAAGATGCTGA